TTTTTTAATATACATCTAAAATTTGATAATATAGGTAACGCAAATTCATTATTATAATCAGCCATAATTGCTCCTTTACTTCTCTAATCTCCTATCTTTCCCTGTAAATCTTATTATTTTACACATACCACCTATTCTACTTGATACCCTTGTATCAATCTTCTATTAATTTCCTATCTACTTTATTTCCACTTAATCTTTGCCTTTTCCTTTTCCGACATATTCGTTACAACTTCAAATCCCCCTCGCCTGAATGTCAAAACCCTTTCTTTTATCTTTTCTAATTCTGCGATCCTCTTTTCTAATACCTTTAGTTCCTTCCAGATATTTGTTAGTTGCCTTAACTCTGATTTATTCTTTTCTGTAAATTCAGTTACTTTTTTCTGATCCATTAGTTTCCCCCTTTTTATCTTTCTTAATAATCTCTAAAAACTTATCCCTGGCCCTGGTTGCATTTTCCGTATTTTTCTTATGTTGTGCAACGGTTAATTTCTTTTTCATTCTTAAATCATTCTTAATACATTCTTGTTTGTATTGCCTCGTTCTACCCGCGTTCGGCTCCAGTTCTACCCTCTGCTCTACCTTCTGTTCTACCTTTTCCTCTACGCTTAATTGATAATGTTCATATTTTACAATAGTTATGACAATATATCTGTTCGTCGTTCTGATAGTAACCATTTCGTCGTTTTTTAGGGCTTTTAGAAAAGATGACACCCTTTTGTAAGTCCAGCCAAAAAGATTTTGTAGCTTTAATTTCGAGGTTAAAAACTGCCCTCTTTTTACTTCGATATATTCATTACGCATATTAACCATGCCGGATTTATGGTTAGCCTGGGCGTACAAATAGCACCAGGCAAAAGCATCACACCAAGGTTTTCTTTCTGATATCCAATGAATAAATATTCCCCTGTAAAATTTAACCCAACCTTTATTCCTCATTTAATATTTCCTTTACATATAAAAGTAGGCAAGAAAAAAGGCCAAATATCAGAGGATAAACCCGACTGGTTAAATCGGGAATGGTTATGATATTCAACCTTATTCTTGCCCTATTTATTTTATTCTTATTAACTTTTATAACCATTTTTATTTATCCTCATTAATATTATATACCTATCAGCTTTTTAAATCAAGTTATCCTTCGCTATTAATTAATTCCTTTAACCCATCTTTAGTTAGCATAAATTTTCTTCCGGTTTGTTTATACCCATTTTCTAAAAATCTACACTTTCCGTTTATTTTATTGCAAGGGCTGTAGTTTTTACATTTCTTTCCGCAATCACCTTTTTCAATAAGCCTTTCGCCCCAAGTACAATACATTGAACCACCAATATCTTTTTCCATTTCATAAATTTCAACTTCTTTTAGGGTTCCATCTTTTATTAATTCCTTGTAATTATCCAGAGTTGCCACTCCAGGAGCTCCATCTTCAAAAAAATACTTTTTAAGATTTTTCATTTCATTATCCCCTCTCTTATAACTTCCTTCTTATCCCTAAAATTGCTGTGGTTATTGTAGGTAGTTCTGTTGATGATTTTAGGCTTGCAGCATTTACTTTTATTAATCCAATAGTTTCTCATTTGTCGTTGCTTTACTGAATCCTGTTTACACATATTTCCCCCTTAAAATACAAAGAAGTCAACCATCGAGGGACCTGGCGCCGCAAAACACCAGGCAATGAAATGATTGACTTCCTTGTATAATATATTTTATTTTTTACTGATTTAACTGTTCCTTTTATCATTTTTTAACCCTCAATAACATTATATTCCTTTAAATTTATAATGCAAGTTATTTCAAAACAACACCGGTTCCCTTCTACAATTCCGCAATATCCGCCTAGCTCGGATCAATATTTTAATCCCTTTTCGCCGTAGCCGTTTGTAGCATTCCAGGGCTTCACCGTCTGCGCCTATATAACAATAGCCCCCTGGATTTTTAGGACTGCTTATAATAGGCTCACCTTCTGCTATTAGATCTTTAATAATTCTTCTGACTGTTCTGGCATTTAATTCATTGTTGTCGCCAAACCACTCCACGTTTATTTCCTTTGTTATTTGATGTTGATTTATTGCGTGGGCCAGATCCGGACATCCTTTTATTAGGTCTAATGTTTCAGTTTCAATAAAATCCTTATCCATTTTCATTATAATCCCCCTTTTATATATATTTTATAGTTCTAGTGATATAATTTATAGTATTTTTATAGTTCGGTTATATATTCCACAACTCTATTCCACACACAATAAGCACTTTCCATGCTTATGATAACTATACAGGTGAATATGGTGAATAAGATTATTGGAATGTTTTTCATTCCTCATCCCTTAACCTAACGCTTTTTATATTTCCTTTTATTTCTGGTATATTTGGAAGTTCTTTAAATTCCCACCATTCGCTACCGTCATATTCTTGTCTTTCAAGCCAAAAATCTTTCCCTACAATTAATAAATCTGTCGCTACTTCTTGCCCTCCATATCCTGCATCATATTCTATATCAGCAATCTTTTTAAATTCATTCCAAGTAATATAAATATCTTTATTTCCTACCCACAAAACGTCTTTTTCTTTCTTTTTATTATCTTTTAATTCTCTAATAGTTTCTCTTAATAAATTCATTCTAAACTCCCCCTTTTTAAGAGGCAGGACATTTCAAACCTGCCTCTCGTTTACATCCAATATTATACTGTTTTAACTTATAACCATAGGCGGCTCTCCTTTTGTTTGGTTTATTCTATATCTCCTTCAACTTCTCTTCTATGATTTTCCCTTTCCGCTGCATCTGTCCTTTGCGATTCTAATATTTCTTCTTGATCCATTACAATCTCCTTTATTTTCTTGCCCCAGGTATATCCTCATCATTGATAAAATCTTCTGCTTTTGATACCTTATGCTCTTTTTTAGGTTTCTCATTCATTTCTTTTTTTAACTCTTCGTGAGTGGCTCCGGTTATTTCACCCGTCTTTTTGTCGACTGTTTCAACCGGCTTTTCCTCTTCAATTATATCAATATATTCAGCCGAAACTTCTTCCATATTTGGTGCTATTTCTGTTTTAATAGTTTCATCCATTGCCAATTTATTTGCTAATTCAATGCTCTTTGGTGCATATTTTAAAGCAGATTTTAAGACGCTTTTTAATGCCATTGAATCATAAGCAGTTTGCCATGAACTTGAATCGTATTGTGCTGATTTACTATATTGCTCTTTGTGTTTTTCTACTTTGTTTCTACTCCATACTGCAAAATCAGAACCGCCATTCATTAGATGATATACTGCATAATAATATATAGGTTCACCTTCCGGTTCCTCTGCCGGTACATGGATCAAGTCTTTATGCAGCCCTAATTGGTATTCAAATTTATCATTCTTATATACCATATGTGCATAGATACTTTGATATTGTCCTGTGTTTTGGCAGAGTGCAATAATACCTTTATATCCTATCTGGAATTGAATCTTCCTTTTATATGGTATTAAATACGCTTCCCCTAATGGTGTATTCGGCTCAAGTCCAAGTTGAGCTGACTGCATGACCGCTGCCAAAAAACTCATGGTATCACAATCCCTTAATTTTGGTGTAGTTCTTATTGCTGTCATTGCGATTCTTAATATTCTATCTGGACTAACGTGTTTTGGTAATGCCTTTTCAAGTTGCGGCCTCATTGCCTGCAACCAGCCTTCTAAAGTTTTAGGCTTATTATTTGTACCATTTAATTTCTTTAAAACTTCATTTCCTTTTGTATCAGTCGTTCCCATTCTATTTACCTCCATTTACTTTATATTTTCCTATTCTCATTACTCTTGAATCTGATTCTTTCACGACATAAGATTTTTTGTGCTGCATTTTCCAGGTAATTAATTTATCACTACATATCGCCTGTTCTGAATCTCCCATTTGCACCTGAAATTCCTGCTTTATAAAATCACCTTCCTTTTTTAATTCTTTTGCTTGTCCTTTTATAATCTCCAATCTTTCAAGTTTCCCTTGATTTTCCATGTTGGTGATATCAATAATCTTCCCAGCCTCCTCTTCCGGGTACATTCTTTTAATAGTTTGTCCGCTTGAAATTGAACCGTCTGGCGATGGGGGTATACGAGGTATGATAAAATCTTCCCAGAAGTCCTTTGTCTGTTTTACCAGTTGCTCAATTACTGCATCATTTCTTTCAATGATTTTCACGTCAAATTTACGCAAACCAATTAAAAAACCTAAATACCATTTTGTAAGTCCTGTTACATAAAGATACCATTGCACTTGTAAGTAATAATAATCTGGTAAATTATCCCCTTCCCATAGTTTGTAATTCCTTTCATTAGTAGTTTTATATTCTGCACCATATAATTCATTACTAGGTAATATTATCATTCCGTCTATATTGGCAAGTGCCAAAGTGTTTTCATGGTGTTGTAAGATGTATTTACAGTCATCAATCTCAACTTTTACACCTTCATTCTTAATGAACCATTTTATCATTTTTCTTTTTATTAATGGTTCTAATACTATACCTGCCTCTGCAGGAATATTCTCCTCTTCTTCTTCTTTTATCTCCGATATCTTATCCCAATATAACGCAAGTGGTGAATGAAAAGGATTTATACCCAGCATTGATGCAATATCAGAACCGCCTATTCCTTTTTGTCTATGCTTTAACCATTCTTCTCTGGTCTGGTTTTCGGTAGAGCATATGATGTTACAGTTTAGTTTATTTAAATATTCGGGAAAAACAAGTGTCGTTGATTTTTGTTTCATTAACGTATTAGTTATTTTCATTCTTAATTTCCCCCTCTTCGATATAGAACCCAACTTCACCAGTACTATCTACTTGTTCACAAATTACCTGGTAGTCGTATTTTTCCGCTAATTCATCAACTATCTTTTTGCTGTCATCATCAAGCAAGGTATAGTTTCTCAAGAAAATACATTTGAATTCTGGGTTAAGTGCAATCCCTATTTCCATGCAAATTCTAATCTGTTCAGATGAAGATATTTGAGTGAATGGAATCCCGTTATAGAGTACGCCTAAATCATCAATACTTAATCCTTTGATCTTCATTTTGCTGTTGGCAAGTGCTTTGCTTTTGTCGTCTTCAATGGTTTTTAATTCTTCGGTGTCTTTTTCGTATTCCTTCCTGGCTTTCTGTTGTTTCATATCAGCTATAAAGTTTCTTTTGGATGCTTCGATTTGGGAATTAACCTCATGGGCAGCTATTATTTCGGCTTTAATAAGTTCGGTGTTAATTAACTCCTTACCCTCTAACCATTTATTCATTGAGAGATTTGCTCCACTTAATTCCTTTTGGTCTTGTTTTAATCCTTTGATTTCTTTTAATAAGTCTTCAATTTCTTCATTGCTGTTTTCTATCATTTCTTGATTTTTTACTACCTGTTTTAATGTTTCACCCATTTTTTGATTATCGCTTATTGCCTCATCATATTTATCGGACAACTTTTTTACATTAATCGGTTCTTTCGGTAAATCTTCTTTAACTTCTTCTCTTTCCCCTGACAACATTTTCACTTCTCTACCCTTCAACAACCTTCTTTCTGTTACCTCTGCAATCTTGTTGTCGTAATAATCAATATCTACCTCAGCAATTTTCAAAAATAAATCTCTTTGTTCTTTTGGGTTCATGGTTACAAAGATTGAAACATCAAAGGAAATTACCCCAATGAATTTATCAAGCAGTTCTTGCGGTGAAGAATAAATCATTCCTTCCCGGTTAGTCACCTTTAAATAGGTGTTACCACCCTCAAGCCATTTGCGATTAACTATAAAATCTTCAAAGGTTATTTCTACATCTGCAAACTTCTCACCTGTTCTAATAGGCGACTTGTTTATTTTCTTCCCGGCTTTCCATTGCAGGGTTGACCATATAGAATCTATGGCTGATGTCTTACCTGCTCCATTCTTGCCGGATATTATAACTACATTTCCCTTTGGTGTAATATCAATCGCTACAATCTTCTTAAAATTCTCTGCTTTTAAATTAATAATTTTCATTTATTTAATCCTCCTAGGTTATTTTAATATTTGTTACCTTAACAGCCTTCTTTTTGAATACTTTACTTCGTTGCTTATAATATTATGTTTACGTTCCCGGATCATCTTAAAAAGTACCCAAGCTATCAAAATTAATAGTGTCGTGAAAAGTATTCTAAATGTTAATAAATATTCGGTAGGCATAATTTACTCCTTTCCTTTTTGTTGCTGTTCAATTTCATTAACTAATCTTGAAACTGCAATCCTGCAAAACATACTCAAATTGACCGGGGTTTCAACTCCTAAAATCTTATATTTCTTCCCAGCATCAACAACTCGATTCTTAAAATCCTTTCCAGTCTGAAAACCTATTATTATTCTTTTCATGGTATCACCTCCTTTTTTATATTCTGTACTCATTGTATAGGAAATGTAAAAAGATGTCAATCTATTTTAAAAAGTATTTAGGTAATATCGTGCTGAATTTAGGGATATAATAGCAATATACCACCTAATAACGGCGATACCTTTATATGATGTTTTAAAGTACCTTTTAAGCAACATTGTCTGTTTCTTATCCTACGGTATTAATTATGAGGGATTTATATAGATGTAATAGCCAGAATACGCAGAATGCAGAGATCTTTCGACCCCTGCATTCAACGAGGAGGGTAAAAAATGAAACCGGGCGACCAACCCCGGACTGTTTCGGTCAGGCGATATCGGTTAAGAGATTAACGATTAATGTTTTTTAATCTTATTTTCTCTATTCTCTCAATCATCTCTGGTGTCCTTTTAGCCTTTGCTTTTACTACTTTAGTTTTTAATTCTTCTTCCGGAAGTATGGCATTTGTTATGTTATTGATTTCAGGTACTTCAGCTTTCATTGTAATAGATGCTAATTCCATTTCCTTCTCGGACATCTCTATTCCCTGCTTCTGTAATATCTCAATCAGTTTTTGCCATGCTAACTGCCATTTTTCCTCACCTTGACCTATACCATAAGCCTCTTCTGCGTAGAGCATAGCAGTTAAGACAGCCTCCTTAATCTTATCTATTCTGTCATTAGAGAGAAATTTCGAGAGGAACTTTGTCGCCATGCCTACTAGCGCGACCATAATCCCTTCCAGGAAATACTTTGAAATGAAACTTAATATCAGTGTCATTTATCTTCACCTTCTTTCTTATTGTTGTATCGTAGCATTACCAATATCTAATTCTACGATATATTCACTAGGACAAGGATGACCGTATACGTCAAATGGGTCGATTGTTGCCGGACCCAATCTAAACATCCTTCCATCTGCATTACGCCAAAAACAACCTGGTTGAATTTCCCAACCTGTGTTAAATCTCCATACTTTGAAATGTGAGGTATATTGTCCATCTTCACAAATGATTGGAAATTCAATCTGTTCTGTTTCTGTCGGCGAAACCACTATCACCACTGGGGGTGACTCTATCCTTTTACACCCTGCAAAACTAAGAGCAATAATCACTATTACAAATAACAAGATAAATTTCTTCATTCTTTTTCACTTCCTTTCTTTTTTATTCCATAAAATAATACACTAAAAATGCGACTGCTCCAACTATTGCAGCCCACCAGTACCAAGCCAAATCTGCAAACCAAGACATAAAATCACCTCCTTTATTTCTTTAAGTAACGCTTTATAACACTTTCAGTCTATATTGCACTTGTCACGTATTCTTATTTATATGCACCATACACCCTATTGATGTCAACTTTAGTG